GTATAACCCAGGATACTGCGAAGCGATGGCACCCCCTAACTCCCAAGGTGACACGTTTGCACCTACAATTAAACCATCCAAACCACTTATTAAACCCGCGGCGTAATTTAAAATAGCTTGTTGTGCGGCAGTCACTGGATCTTGTACGGGTTGTGTTTGAATGACCGTCACGGCAACACCTATTTCTATCACGTCGGGTCGGTCGAAAAGTACAGCTATTACTTGACCGCTAAACGGTACGGTTACATTTTGCGATACGTTAGTCATAGAGCCGCCGTTATTGTACGAGGCTCCGGCACTTTTTTTACTTTGTATTGCGGTTGCCACATCTAAATCTGAACCACCATCAACGCATGCATAAATCGAATGTCCAACCATCGTTACACCGTTAATTACTTCCGTTGTTGGTAGAACGTTTTCTTGAAAAAATACACTTGTCACACCCGTCGTTAAATATAAAGCACTGATAATAGCGCCTGCCGTACTCGCGCCCTGTGCGAATAACGTTACGCGACGTAAAAAGCGTGCTTGTTCGTCACTTTGCGTTACTGTTCCTAACACAGCCGCGTCGGGATTCGTGACCGTTTCCCAACCTAAAACATTGCTAACGATTTGCGTTAATGTACTCGCCTCAGCGGCAATAGGGCCATTTAATACGGAATTCATCACAACGGTTGCGGCACCATCCACAATAGTCACGGTCTGTGTAGTCTGGAAAAGATTGCCGTATATTGAATCTTGCGCTTGCGAGCCTTGCGGGATAACGGTACCAGATACTCCCGTAATATTTACAGTGACAACCGACGGAGTATCTTTTGTTCTTTCAGAGCCTGTTAATGCAAGGAGAGCGTCTAAATAGACGCCACCAGAAACGTTAGGATTAATTTGATTAGCTAACGCGGCGTTATTATCCGCTACTGCAGTACGTGCAGCCGTTTCGGAAACGATGAGTAACCCTTGTGGTGTGTTCGGCGTTGTCACCAAATCGGTACCGAAAGTTTCCTGAAACTCCCCTATCACATCTTCGGAAATTACTGCCGTATCCGGCACGATAACGCCGGTAGGAAGTATGTATTCATAGACATCGGCCATGTACGAAATCCTTACATTAAGGTGGGGTGATAGTACCTATAAAGCCGCCATTGCCGTAAATTGTACGGATGGTTGCAGTATAGGATAAGGTGTCATTGCTTTGAGAAGTTATTAAAGTGATGATTTCTAGCACGCCACCCACCGCTAAAAATGCCCGTCTTAATGCGGCTGTAAATTGTGCGACGTTGGGAACACCCACCCAAATTGTTTGAAAGTATGGGATACCATCATTAACATTATAGATCATCTCTCCTAGTAGGGTTTGCGCCGCTTGTTGGCATTGTTGTTTAATAGCTTCTAAATCATAAGCAAATGCAATATTTCCAACTTCATCTAAATAGATGTCATTATTTTCATTAACGGCAAAGGTTAAGATTGTCATTTGAATCCCTTTCTTTGTTCCTCTTTAAATCCTAAAAAAGTGGCACCCTACTAAGCACGGTACCACTTCTTTTTCATACACATAAAATCCCATTTTCTTGTGCACGTTTAATATGACGTACACAAGAAATCGAGTTTTTTAGGCATAACTTACGGTGGCGGCGGTGGCGTGAATTCACTAATCGCACCGGTCGCCGTGATATTTCCCACGACACCTAGCGTCCCTGTGCCGCTACCTACCGTAAACACTGAGTTTGCCGCCGCGTTAACGTTAAGATTATGCGCGGCATTAATCGTAACGGTTTGTGCCGCCGTTACAGTAACGTTAGTATTATTAATTGATACGGATACAGTGCCATCAAGATTTTGTAATACCACCGCGCCAGCAGCATCGTCGGCCAAAGTATAGCCACGCATAATGTCAGGCACAAATAAGCCATCAGAAAACTGGCTAATACGGTTAGTATTTGGCGTACTTTGCGCATAGGTTTGTAGGAAATTAGATATGTCTCTATCATTAGCAATCACCCACCCTAGGTCACCTGTCGTTATCGGATAGCTTAAAAAAAATCCCCCGCCTCCTAAGAGTAGCACAGGGAGGCTCGCAATTTGCGGACCGGGAACCAAATCGCCACCCGTTGTCACTTTAGAAATTAAAATTTGTACTTGAACACGATTAGCTGTTCTATCGTAGTTAATGACTTGTGCGGGTAGCATGCCGTTAACTTTTTGAATCATTTTACTAAACGCAAAACGTAACGTGCCGGCAAGACTATTATTATCGGCTGGATCAATAGACGGATTATTATAAAGATTAGCCATTAGTTGCCTCCAAGCTATCTGAACGTACAATTGCGCAATCTGCGATAAAATAAAACGGTGTTAAACGATTCGTTATTATAAAAGCCAGTTGATATATGACATAGATACCGTTGATGGCTGGATATTGCTCGCTTACTAAATGTATTCCTTGCCCTAACGTAGTTTTATTATCAATAAAAAATTTAACGCGTATACCCTGTTCTATAAGTTCGGGTATTCCAATCATTCCAGTTGCCGCCGAAACTTCTTTAATTTCACCACGTAAAGGTACCCCCCCATCTTTTACAATTAATTCGTCATTATCAGAAAACACATTTAAGTATCCTAAAGCCGCTACCGCTTCTATTTGCTGTAATACAGAACCTGTATATGCATAATTACTAACAAGTTTATCCGTCGCTTGGAAATTTAAAATTAAATCTGCACTTTCGGATAAAGCTTTTGATATCTGTTCGGTAGTCGTTTGTCCTGGTTGAGCCACATTAATAGTAGTCATTTTTAAAAAGTTACCCGTCAAGCATCTTAATATCACACCTATATCAGGAGGTTGTGTTATTCCAGAATAAACGACATTGCCTACGTATATAAGAGTAGTTCCGTAGGATTGTCTCCCTGCATAAAGTCTTACTGTTTTAGCCGTGTGATTATCATTGTACGGCGTTGTTTCTGACAAAATATAACTTTGCGTTGCTTTATCTAAATTATAAATGGTTATTTCACATTCATTTTGCAGAGGATTACCATACCGCACACCCACTGCGGAAATGAAAAGATTTTCATACGTTTTTATTTGCCCGTTAACTTCTATATCCAAACGTACGATACGCGGGTCTAACGATGTATTAGTCGCTGGAGGCGATGCGATTTCACTGGATGGTGTTGCCATTAATTGCCTCTATTTCTGTTTGGCTGGCGTACACTAGGTATTGTGTCACACCAAAAAAATTATAATCCGGATATTCGTCATTCATAGTTTGTAAAATAAAATTACCATTCTCCATATACTCACTGACGATAATGGGATAGTTGGAAACTAATCGTGCTCCGGTTAGTAACGGTTCGTTGTTAATAGTTATGTCAATAACCGTAACGCCGTTTCCGCAATAATGTATGCGTAAATCATATTGTTGACTATTCAATCTAACCGATAACGATTGACTGGGTATGGCGGCTAATGGGATATTAATCATTGTTACCTCAGTCCGTAAGATTAATAGCGGATTTAAAAATGGCTATCGCTAATGCAAGTTGCGTTGCGGTGGCTGGACTTATACCTTGCTGTCCACGTTGCACGGTCGTAGAATCCGAAGGGTTCGCCGGAACTATCGTACCGGTGGGTGTGACGAAAAGTGCTTGACGTAAACTTAAATTCACCGTAATCGCATCGTATTGTTCGGGCGTCTCTTCGTGCGGCATAGATGAAATTAATTGATTTTCGTAAATTCCAGTTTTCGTTTGGATAACTAAAAGTGTGCCGTTTAGATAATACGAACGGATCGCTTTATACGTATCTTGATAGGATTGAGGCAACAGTATCATCGACAATTCTATTTCTACGGGCAGAATAATACGATGGTCGGTAATAACCGCACCCGTTTCGATGGGATGCTCCATCACTTTTGCTTGCTCTTTGATAGTTGCTTTAATTGCTCTAGCATCCCTAAAAACCTGTTCGAATTCTTGAGTAAACACGGCGACCGTGTCAAACGCAAAAGTAGGTAAAAGCGTATCAATTAATGTAATACCAGTTGCCATTATACTACTACCCCATCATCGAATTGACTGTTAGCATGTTGGAGTTGAGCAAGCATAGAGGATTCTCTTTGATCTAATTGGGAGATAACCTCATTTCCTATCGCTCTTGCTTCTTTTTCAGTTGCGTTAATATTGATATCACCCATGTATAAATTCCTAGATTGTGAATTAGACATGGGTGCTATGGTCGTAGGAATTTGGTAGGTTTGATTGAAACCAGAAGGTATTTCATAAACTTCATCAATACCAGAATTATTTTGTAATTTATTAGCCTCTTCTGAATTTCCTAAAGAACCAGAAGAGCTTTCAGAACCTTTAGACTCTGCCCCATAGGATATGCTTGGCTTTCCATGTTTAAACAAGAAATCACCAATTAATTGAAAAAATGAAGTTTCAGAAGTTCCGGCATCACGATTGCCACTTTTATTTTCTTCTACATTGGTAGAAAAAAGTCTAAACAAATCCGTAAGTGATTCTATAAGAGCCGTTAATTTCGGTATGGCATCCGTGACTCTTAGAAAATCATCAATTGCATATCCTAAATCTAAAGAGGCAATCCGATATTGATCGGCGGCTTTTGCTTCTTCAGTTGTTAAAACACCTAATTCTTTTTGGAGTGCTAAGGCTTGTCTTAATGCATCTCCTCCTCCCAATAACCGAGGAACAAATCCTGGAGTTACTCCCCATCGTTCTGCATAATATTTACCTTGTCCGGGTTGTTCTGCCTCTAATCTTTTAACCTCATCAGCTAATTGGAAAATTCGATCTAAAGCTCTTGGTGGAGTGGTATTCCAATTTTTTGTAAGAGTCAATAAAGAGTTTTGAAAATCTGCAGCCGTACCTCCAGCACGTTCAGTAGCTCTACTCCAAGCATCTAACTCCTCAACACTGATAGAAGTTTCACGAGCGAATTGGGATAATTCCGTTGCGCCCGCAATAGAAGACCTAAAAGCTCCTACAACCGCACCCACACTAAAATAAGCTGTCGCTAATCCGGCAAGCGTTTTTGCGAGATTTACAAACTCATTATCGGTTTTTTTAGTTTGGCTTTCGGTATCTTTGGAAGTTTTATTTAAATCTTCCATTTGTTTTTTTACGGTAGCAACTTCTTTTTTTAACTGCTCCGTTTCGGCTTTAAAAAGGAGATAAAAAGTTTCATAAGCTGACATTATTTACGCCCCTTTTTTGAAGCCGCCTCCACAGCTAAAAATTCATTGTATCGCGTGACGGCTAGTATTTCGAATAGATCGTACGCATCTTCCAGTGTATATATCGTTTTCAGCTCAAAGAGGGTGGCGTATTTGTTGGCGATGAGCGTTCCGATAAATTGGTCAAAATTCGGATAATCAATGCTTCGGCTTTCTGGGCGAGACCATCCAGGAAGTCGGAGGCTCGCCCGTCCTTGAAAAAAGAGCAATTGTACGCCATCATTTCGTACTCTAATTGCGCTAAGACTTCCCAATCCGTAACGTGATTATCGACTAATTCACGTGTCATTAATTGTAACGGTGGGCGTCCCTCTATCGGAACCGCAACATAACACATCAATTTAAGCATTGTCGCTTCGTTGAGTTTATAATCACCCACTTTAGGTAGTCCAGAAAACGGATAGTTCGCAACGATTTCGCGTCCCGCAACGGCTGGAAATTTCGACAATATAAAAGTTTTCCCTTTAATTTCCTTATTAATCGGCTGTATCAGCATCCATCACTCCTTAATGTTTTAAATTCCTATAATGTTTTGGAAAGTAAATCCGTAGGTTTTAGATTTGTATCGTGCGCTACTGGCTACGCTGGTGGCAACTGGCCCGTCAGTAATAGCGCCATTTTGTAACACCACAAAAGTACCATCTGGATAATTTACCGTCATGGTAACAACGTCTCTTGCACCTGTTTTACCTTGTGCGACTCGGTTAGCATTTAACAAAAATCCCAAATTAATATCCGATATGCTTTTAGGAATAACCGATAATGTATGATTAAGTGGCGACGGTTTCGACCATATGATTAAATCACCGTTAAGCCCCATCGCTTTATCGGCAACCTGAATACTCGGGCTATCAAATGGATCGGTATCATCTGCATACTCAGTCAAAAGCAATCCCACGGGGAAAGTTTTTGAAGCGATAATGCTTATCGATAAACCAAAACCGGAAATATTTTGCATGTCAAAACCCCTAAATTAAAATATGCGTACCTTCTACAAAATTAATCACATCGTTTTTACTGTAAACTAAAACGTATTGGGCTTCATAATTGTCACCTACCGGAACGATAACGCAATTTAACCAATAGCCATCCGTTTGTACTTGACGCCACGCATTTGGATCGCCTGTTACGCTCGTAACGTACATTTGTTGCGATGTCGTTAAAGTTTTACCGACACTGATAGTGCCGTTATTTAACGCTTGTTGGATCACGCTTTGAAGCGTTCCTAAAATCATCGCCTGGCCTTGCGTATTAGCAGGAACGTAAGGTTGTGCTAATAGTAACGTCGCGATAGCTGCCGTAGCTGCATCTTTGAGCCAAATCTCATTCACGTATACGCCCATATTTAATGGGCTCGTGGGTGGGCCTTGTAAAACGCCTTGTTGGTAAAATTCAATTTGTGAGCCTGCGGTTTGTGTTTGACCGTAATAATTAATGCCGAGTGCGTTATAAGCGTTCACGTCCGAATCTGTAGTTACGCTCGGTGTAAGACCATTAAATGTTTGAAATGAATAATTTTGAACAGCGTTAATAGCGGTATAATCTGTGGCGGCTTCTAGTACCATTGGGCACATTTCGGGATATTGTAATGGACTTAACGTAGGACTTAACGTTAACCCTACGCCTCCGATATCAGCTAAAGCAGCTTGCCAAGCCGATACGTTTCCTGCAAGTACTCCTACGGAATACATATAAATGTTATTAAGCGCATAATTCCATGAGGCTGCTTCGACGATTTGGTCTATCGTTAAGTCTAAATTCGTCAAGAACGTAAAAGAACCAAAGTTGTTAGAAATCTGATTCGACGTAGTAAGTGTTTCAGATATTGTTTCCACATCAGAACCTATTGCCCAAATAGCACCGGGTGTAATACTGCCGTTTGTATTAATAGATTGCGGTAACCAGCCTAAAAGACCCGCGGGCGTAATATCCGTACCTGAAATTGGAGGGGCTACAGAAATTGCAGCATCTCCAGTTGCACCGCCCACTAAATCAAAACCACCCGATGTCGCATCATAAGTAACGGTCGCGGAAGTCCATAAAGTACCTCCGCCAGATTGCGCTTGAATAGCACCTTGTATTATCGTAGCTACATCCGCTAAACTTAAAACCGCGCTGAAATCTAAGCTACTTAAAGTATAGGTATACGTACCCATCGTCAAAATAAATGAACCTGATGTAATACTCGTCCAATTTGTATAGGCACTATTATTGCCATTCAATGCGTAAATTCTTGGCGCTACCGCTGCGTTAACCCAACGTGCGTATTGAATCGAACCGGCTTGAGTTACATTTTTACTGATAAAACCGAAATAAAAAACAGCTCTGTAATATTCTTCCGAAGATGTTCCGAAGTATTGACCAACCGCTGACGCACTCGTAAACGAAATAAAACTTTGTGGCGGAACAAGATCATTTGCCGTAAATATTCGTGCTACTAAATCTCTTGTAGGAACTACTGTACCCGCACCGACACCTGAAGTAATATCAACATAACGCGTGATGCTTATCGCCATTTTATTTCCTTAAATTCATACGGGATATATACCGGATTCATAACTATCGATAATAGGATTCGTCGACAATCTATCGTTCAAGTATAGCAGAGTAAAATCAAAAGACGGCAAAGCCTCAAAATTGTCTCTGTCATCTGTAAAATAAGGATTTGTGATATCTTGTACGCGCAATATTCCTACTTCCTGTGCATTAAATATCTCACGTGTTTTATCGCTTTGTAAAATGCTTGCAACTTCATCCGCTAAATCTGCAGCGGTATATGACGGATAATTTACGTTTTGTAAAACTAATGTTTGAATTCTAAAAGTCGTTTCGTAATATTGACGTTCGGTATGTACCATAGTGCTTAATTCGTCACTCCATTCGTCAAAACGTCCTAAAAATCCGTAACGTTTGGTGTGCGTCTTATAAAAATAAACGGTGGGTGCTGTCGGAATACCTTGCTGTGTTGGTTGATACGCTTGTTGTACAACAACATCTGTAAAGCCATCCGCAATTAAACCTTCATTAATTACGGGTAAGAATAATTGTATAAGTGTATTATCCGTCTGCATTAGTTCTTATCCGACCCTAAAAAGTTGCCATTTCCAAAATTCGTATAGTTATTCTCTTCACCACCAAAACCAAACACATCGTCACGCATATTATCCGGGCCGATATGAATACATAAAACACCTTTCCAACCGTCCAAAGCGTACCAATCGTTATCGCTTTCCACTTGGAATAATTGACTATTAAAAGCGAT